TGAGGGCCGAGGCCGTAGTTCTTCTTGAGCCACTCCCTCTGCTGCTCCTTGCGAACCAGCATCTCAGACATCGCCTTCGTGAAGGCGCTGAGAGCCTCCTTGAAGGCGTCTCCCCCGAAGTCGGCGTCCTCGAACTTCGTGAACTGCTTCAGCGCGTCCACGAGGGTGGCCCACTGCTCAGCCGAGGGGTCCGGGTGAAACTCCCACTCGACTCCGTCTCCCAGATCGACCGGGATGGCCCGGAAGTCGAGGCCCAACTTGACTACGTCACGGCGTACTTCGTCGGTCATCGCTGTTCTCCTTTGTTCTAGCGATTAGCCCGTGAGCCGGGGAGAACGCGGAGAACCCCCGGCCCACGGTGACCGCAGCGTAGCAATCATGACGATTCGCCGACCGGCAGCGCGGGAATCTGGACCTGGACCGTCAGGTCAACGTATGTGACAGAGCAGGTGCCGGGTTGGCTGAGGTCAGCGGAGACGTCGTCGATACGGACGTCCATCCCGCAGCAGGCGAGGCTCTGCCAGAGCAACTCCACGTCACGGAGTTGGTCCTCCGTGTGCGCGGTCAACTCCTCGGGCGGTGGGATCTCTCCCTTCTCGTTGATCGTGGGGCGACACCGAGCAAGGACCAGCCGGAACTGAGCAGCAGTCACCCCACCTCTGCACGGACGGACACGACGCACCTCGTTGAGCGTGGAAGCATCCGCGTCGAAGAGGCGGCGGAAGTGAATGCTGAGTTCGCCGTTGGCCTCGTCACCCAACTCCTCGTCCGCGCACTCGCAGCACATGAAGATCACGGGAATGCCGTGCGTCTGGTAGACCTTGCACACCGGACGTAGGTCGTCTGCGAGAGCGTCCGCGACACACGCCAGGAGCGTCTCGGCCGTATCGTTTAGCCGGGCAGCCATGCCCCACCCCCAAACGACCCTGTCAGAGACCCGTCAGAGCCCCTCAGACTCTCGCACGGGGTATGGGTGGCACACCTACGCACAACAGGCCCCGCGACCGCTCAGAGAGCCCATACGGGCCGCAGCCAGGTCGGGGCTGAACACGGCACCCGGCAGATGAGCGCCGTGCGGGTTGACGGCGGATACCCATGCACCGAGTTCGGGGATGAAGGTGTTGACCTCGTCGTCCCGGAGCCGGACAGTGATGCCCTGCGCCGTGACCGTAGTGACGTTGGAGGGGAGGCGGCACTTCCCGCTTCCAGTGCAGGACAGGTAGAGCTCCTTCGTCAGCCGAGCACAGACATCCAGCGCCCACGCGTCCGGCGGAGTGCCAACCTCGGCGTCCACGACGAAAGCCTCACCCTCGCCTGCGTTCGACCACTTCTCGTCCCTGAGAGGCCAGACATCTGGGGGTACTCGATAGAGCATCCGCGACTCGCGGTCGAATCGCCAGGACGACTCCGGGTACTCGTCCGCGCCCAGCCGGACGCGAGTCACGTCCCAGACGGAGATGCTGAACGGGCCGACGAGGTAGATCGCGTCCGTACCACCGCAGCACCACGTCCGGCACTCGCGGCATAGGTTCAGCGGGCGGATCTCGACCTCGCACAGTCCGACCGTGTACGCCGACAGCCTCGTCATGATGGACGAGGCTGTCGCGATGGAAGCGATGTAGACCGGGTCGTCCGGCTGGAGATCAGCCAGCCCGCAACTCTCTGTGTCCACGGGCCAAGGACACGAGGTCTCGCTCAGGAGAGTCATCGTGTCCTGCCGATCAGGCCGAGCCGGGATCGACCGTGGCGACTGCGCCGCAACCGTCAGGTGCCATGCCGCCGACGAACCGGAAACGGTGGGTGCCGTCCGCCAGCGGGTCGGACAGCCACTCCGTGTCACCGGTCGTCGAATCCAGCGCCAGTTCGATCGGGCCGAAGCCGAGGTTGTGGCTGTCGGAGGTCATGCCGGTGATGCGGACGTAGTTGTCCTCACTGCCGGGAGTGCCCTCCTCGGTGACCGTCGCACCCTTGACCGGGTAGATCCGGACGAAGTCACCCATGACGCCACTGCCGCACTCGCCGAGGATCTCCTGCCACACGACCACGATCACGTTGAAGCGATCGCTGACGCCGTCGGCCCAGCCGATGACCTCGCTGTCGTGCTCGATCGCGGTGGCACCGCCAGCGTTGGCGATCCACTCCGGCTCGAGCCAGTGGAGGTCGACGTTCACCTCGATGGACTGGAGGCTCTTCTTGCCGGGGATGTACCGCTTGATCGACCCGTCGGCGCACCGGCGAGTGAACTCCTCGCCGTCGTCCACGTTGTCGCTGGTCTCGAAGGCTGCGGGACAGTCGTCGAGGTAGCCCATGTCGGCTCCGTAGAGCGGAGTGAGGCACTCGTCGGCCAGGAAGAGCCCGACCTTCTTGATACGCCCCAGATCGGGCGTCGTGCAGATTCCCATTGTGGTTCTCGCTTCCTACGGGGTCGGGCTGGCCGGAACTGTGACATCGATGTGGAAATTGATGCAGGGGTCGAACGCGACGATCGCGCTGCGCTGGGCGAAAGCCTCGTCGGCGTTGTTCCGACGGTCCAGGTCTTGAAGGACAAAGGCATCATCCATCGCCGCCCACACCGGGCCGGTCACCCAGAGACGGATGGTAGTGGCTCCCTGAACAGGGTAGCCGACGCTGATGACCCACGGCGCACCGGTCGGCGAGACCTTCCCGAGCAGGGATCGCGACTCCGAGAGGTAAGCCGCCGCCTTGATCGGCGCGTGAAGCCACCACTGAGACCCGAAGCCCGCGTCAGCAGCCGCCTGCTCCAGCGTTGCCACGGCCAAGACGAAGTCCCCACCCGCGACGGTCCCGAGGCTGGTCCCGTCCTCGAAGGACGGAGTGTTCAGCCCGAGAGCGTCGGTGGCGAGTTGACGGGCGACGGCCCACTCGGACGTCGAGTCGAGCCGCCCCGTCGCGTGCTTCTTCTGGTCGACCCTGGACAGGCTGCTGCACGACGCGTGCTGCTGGATGCCGAACGGCTGGAACTCCGCAACAGCGGACCCGTGCAGATCGATCGTGTCATCGGATGCAGCACACCGGTCCAGGAGCACCGGCTCACCACACCCGTAGAACGGGAGGGAGAGACCCTGCCTCCAGCCCTGCGGGGCAGGAAGCGCACGGTCGAGGATGCCGCCAGAGCGGACGTCAACCTCGACCTCCGCACCTTCCATGAGACCTTGAGACATCAGGGCCTCCCCTTCCTAGTTCTCGAGCCGGCGATCAGGCCGGGCAGGCGACGTTGTCGCAGATCTCGACCGGGATGTCCAGGCCGAGGGCGTTGCACCCACGGGCCAGGATACCCTCGTAGGACTCGGCGAAGGCCGCGACCTTGTTCTGGCGGTTGAGGTTGTGGTCCCGGATCTCGGTGCCGAGGTCCAGCGTGCCGCCGTCGAGGTAGGTGAAGAACCCGTTCGGGGCCAGCACCGAGCCGAGGGTGGCCGGGAACTGCGGGTCGTCGCCGCCGCTGCCGAAGGTCACCGTGTCCAGGTCCTGCGAGTAGACCGCGTTGACGCCCTCGTTGCTGAGCGCCGTGTTGAGCATGCTCGACGCGAAGTTGGGGTCGTCGACCGCCGAGGAGAAGATCCGGCGGTTGAGCATCTCCAACCGGATCGCCGTGAGCAGCGTCTCGCTGACGAAGAAGTCCATCTGGACGTCCCCGAGGCGCTGGTCCTGGCGAAGCGCGGCGGCGGCGGTGCCGACACCGTTCACCGTGTTGGCGAAGGTGGAGCCCAGAGCGTTCACGGTGTAGGTCGAGAGGACCTGATCCCGCATCTGCTCGAACAGGAGGACCTCACCCCGACGGGCGTTCTGGATCGCCAGCGCGGACAGGTAGCCCTGCCACTGCTCGGGAGCGAACCGAGCCTGGTAGTTGCCGACGGTGACGCAGGAGTAGACCGCGTAGACGTCGACCTCGTCGGCGTCGTCGCAGTCGACCTCGGCGCACACCTTCCAGGTGTCCGGGTCGCTCTCGTCGACGGCCTCGTCGTCGTCACAGGTCCAGACCCCGAAGCCGTCCACCGGGAGGCAGATGGCCGGGAAGAACGAGAACTTGCCCCGCGTCGCGCCCAGCGTCGGCAGCGCGCCCTTGATCGGGCGGTCGGTGCTGCCCTGGACCGGGTTGCTGTAGATCGGCTGCGGCAGGGAGCAGCAGCCACCCGCCGCGACCACGGCGTCCGGGCTGACGAACGAGTCGACCAGCCGGGTGTCGGCGTTGATCTTGCCGCTCAGCGTGCGTTCGTCGGCGTACGAGGTCTCGATGCGGGCGACCCGCTCCTTGCCCGCCTTCAGGCTGCGGCTCGAGGAGTCGTGGAACGCCTCGGCCAGCGCACGGATGTCGGCGCCCTGGACGACGTCGCCGCCGATGAGCACGCGGGTCTCGGTGGCCGCGAGGTCGGGCTCCCGGACCTGGGTGGTCGTGGTGCCAGGGGTGCCGCTCAAGCCGAGGCGGGCGACCGCCTCCTGCACGGAGAGCATCTTGCCCTTCTTCGTGGACTTCTCGGTCTCGTCGCCGGCGTCCTCGCCGTCGCCGTCCTCGCCGTCCTCACCGTCGTCCTCACCGTCACCGGGCTCGTCGTCCGGGTTGGGGATGTCGGCCAGCGCGGCGTCCACGTCGGCGATCGCTGCCTCCTGCTGCTCGGCCACGGCCTTCACGGCAGCGTCGGCGGCGAAGTAGGACTCGCGGAGGGTGGTCAGTGCGTCGAGGTCCGGAGTGCCGGAACCGCGGAGAGCGTGGAGCTGACGGGCGATGACGTCGCGTGCCTGAGTGAGCTCGGACAGCGAGAGAGTCTCTCCCGCGCCAACCCGACCCAGGATGCTGAGAGCCTGCTGGAGATCCATGGTGGACTTCTTTCGCGTCTGGTGTGAATCCGGGACGCGGTGCCCACCGCCAGGTGGCTCTACACAGAGCCGATTAGACCGAAGGGTAGCGGGTGATTGCGCGTTGCGCTACTCCCCAGGAGAATCTTCTGGAAGCGGGACATCCGTGAGAGCCTCCTCGGCCAGCACGGCGAGGGCCTTCTCGATCCGCTTCAGGCTCGCCATGACCTCGTCCAGAGAGGCCGGAGTATCGGCGGGCTGCTCGTCAGCAGGCATGTCGTCGAAGTGCTCGCCCTCTCCGCACTCGGCGCAGAAACCACCCTCAGGATTGACCACGTGGACGTGACTCTGTCCGGTCAGGACCTGGGCGTCGCCGCCTGCGCTGGCAGCCACCGGCCACGCCGGAGTCGGGACAAGGTGGACGCCGACCAGCGTGCGGCCTCGGCCAGCGGGCCAGAGCTCCACGCTGGGTGCGAGCGTCAGTGCCCGCATCAGAGTGTCGCGGTCCACCCCCGGCATCACTACCCCGCTGATGGCGAGACCGAAGTTGGTCTCCCATGCGCGGATCATCGCGAACACGGTGTTCGCGTCATCGCGGTGCCGGTTCGCCTCGCGGAAGTCCACGCCCTGCCGGGCGAGGCTGGCGTCCAGGTGCTTCCCTCCGATCGTCAGGGCACCGACACGCACCTTGCTCCCGTCAGACAGGGTGATCTCCTGGCCGGTGTGGAAGCCACGGTGCTTCGGGTCCACATCGCCGGGGTACTGGAAGCACGCGCCCATGTCGCTTCGGTGGCACACGCCCTTCGGCGCGGCGATGCCCCACACGTGACGCAGGCCGTTCTCGTCCTCACCCCCGATGGTAAGGGGCACCGCCTTCGTCGGACGGAAGTCGGCGAAGTACTCGGCAGGGAGGGTAGACGTGCCCGCAGCGGCGGTGACCGCCTCGATGTCTTCCCCGGTGACGGCCTCAGGACGGACCGCAGTGGTCATCCCGTCGACCCGCTCGAGGGCGCTGACGGAACCGACCACCACGCCGTCGTGGTCGTTGTTGTCCGGGTCCCAGATGATCGGGATGGGGAGCAGGTCGTCGTCCCACTGGAGGCTGCCGTACTTCAGCGTCCGCACGTCGCCGGTGTAGACCCCCTCGAAGGTCACCGGGCCGGACACACCGAAGCCGTCCTCGTCGAGGGCGAGGCGGGCGTTGGAGAACGCGGCGGTGTCGACGATGGCGACGTGACGCGGACGGATCTCCGCGTTCTCGAAGATCTCGTTCGCCTCCTTCATCTTCTGCATCATCGTCTCTTCGTCGTCGTCCGGGCTGGGCTCCAGCGCGGCCAGCCGCTCGGCGACCTCGGGCGTCAGGTCGTGCTTGATGGACACCGCCACCGCACCCTCGCGGAGGAGCTCCTGCACGCGGGCCACGAGAGCCTGAGTGCGCGGATCCTCGGACTCGGACAGCCTGCCCGTGCCGATGATGCCTGCGGTCTTCTTGTCGGTGTCGCCGATCGCCGGCTCGTCCATGGGGTCCTCTTCCGTGCTCCAGCCGTCCGGGAGTTCGACGTCGCAGCCGAGTGCCCGCTTCCTCTTCTTGATGTGTGCCTTCGCCTTGGCCGGGTCACTCGCCCGGCCGATGGCCTGGATCGCGTTCTTCAGGTCACCGCAGTCGGCGATCGGGAACGACCCGTCGGGCAGCGCCCGCCCGTCCTTCGCCATCGCCTTCCGTGCCTCGGGCGAGTAGTCCTTGAAGTCCACGCCGTCACCATCCTTGTCGTTGCGACGCTCCCGGCGCTCGGGGCGGGTGCCGTCCGAGTTGAAGGGGCAGTCCGGCCAGTCCTCGTACTTCTCCACGATCCGCTCGTAGATGGAGCAGATCTTGGACTTGATTGACTGCTTCTCGGCGGAGGTCGCGCCCGTCATCCGGTCGACGCCGTGCCCGCCGGACACCGCGGACATCCCACGAGGGACGATGTGCAGAGCACCGTTCTTCACGTCGGTGAAGGGGAGCTTGTACGCCTGCCGGGTATTCGGGTCCATGGACGTGTCGATGAAGAAGAACGCCTGACGGAGCTTGTCCTGGTCGAGGTTCCCGTTGTCCTCGGTGGCCCACTCGAACACCCGGTTCGTTGCGGCCTCGCCGTCCCACGGCTCGTCACGGCCCCCGATGGGGAGGTCGGCGTTCCCTGCGACCTGGAAGTCGGTGGCATCCATCTCGAGCCAGTCCATGATCGCCCGCAGGGAGCGGGGGCCGGGGAGCCTGCCCTGCTTCAGACGGCTGAACGCGGCCTGATGGATCCCCATCTCCTCCGCGATCTCGCTCCACGAGAGCGGAATGCCCGCTCCTCGGGTATCACGAGCATCTTCCAAGGCCGCAAGGAGTGCAAAGACGTCCAAGGGACGCAGCGTAGGGGTCAGAGGACGGGATTTGCAAGCCCTTGCAGCAGATTTGCAAGCACGTCGTCCCTCAGGGGGACCGGATCGGCGCTGTCCAGGGTTGCCAGCACATACTCGGTCAACCCGTCCACGAAGTTGTCCCCCGCGCACGAGCGTGGGCCGAGAAACAGCAGGCTGTCGGACACGACAGACGCCACATCCAGCCCCGCGGACTCGAGAGCCTGCAAACCGAGGTGAGCGGGCACCGCGTCGTTCGTGAGATCGTGCGGAAGCACGTCTCTCAGCGACTTGTGCGTGCGAGCCTTGGCACCCAGCCGGTCCCGCGCCCTGAACGTGGCGACGTCGATCTTCCCCCGCCACTCCGCGAGGACGGTGGGGTCCAGGTCCTTCTGGTCAGCAGGGGCACCGCTCGGGTCCTCCCGGTCGGCCCTTGCAGCCCGTTGCCGCGGAGTCTCCGTGGTCGGGCTGTGACCGCCCTGGTCCTGGTTCTCCGGCTTGTTCACGCCGATGGGCTGGCGACGTGCCCGCTCCTCCTCGGACGGGGCGGCGTTCTGTGGGATGCCGAGGACCTGACGGAGATAGTCACCGCTGACCTCGTTCCGGTCGTAGGCGTCCTTCACGTCCTGGACCGTCGACCTCTTGGCGAGGAGCAAGGTGGCGTCCGGCTTGACGGTGATCTCCACGTCCTCGAAGAGAGTGTTCAACACGTCGGTCGCCACCTGAGCCACGATGTTCGCCGGTGGCTCGATGTGCGCCCGGTACGAGTTCTCCTCGACCTGGAAGGCGGTGGCCCGCGACTGAGCGCTCAGGCCCAGCAGGATCTCGGGCGGGATGGGTAGGCCGTAGGCCAGCCGGTGGATCATGGCTTCCATGCGACCCTCGATGCGGGCGTCGTAGGGGAAGTCGGGGACCACCCACGACAGACCGCCCATGCCCCGGCCACTCGCCATCGGCTCGACGAGTTCCTTCGCGCCTCGGAGATGCACCGGCCCCACGTCGGTCGGGTCCTGCATCTTGGCCCGCAGGCTCTTGTCCCACTCCTCCCAGAAGTCGCCGCCACCCGCGAAGTTCAGGCCGTCGGCGCTGCCGAGGATGCCGCGCATCCCCACCCGGTTCGCGGACTGAGCACGGGACAACCGCTGGAGCCAGTCCATGTCGGCCAGGATGGACAGCACCCCGAACAGTGGGGCGTCCGGCATGATCGGGTCGATGGGGCTGGGCCACAGGCCCCGGACGACGTGCTCCGCATCCTTGAAGATGGACGTCTGGTCGGGGTGGATGACCGACACCACCCGCCAGCACTTGTCCAGGTAGACGTAGAACATCTCGCCGGCGACGTACAGGTTCGTGGTCACCAGACGGACCATGCCCGTCGTCCAGTCGATGGACTTCAGCAGTTCAGCCGAGGCCTTCGCGTGCGAACTGTCGTTCTCGCCCGTACCACCCGACTTGATCTTCGTTCCGTCCGGGAGCTCCAGTTCCCAGTCCGCGGACCCGTCGACGAAGACGTCCCACTGCATCCGGGACATCTGGTCCGACGCCCACCCCACGATGTAGCGGACCTCACCGACGGCCTCGCAGCCGCCGGTCACGGCACCGTAGACAGCGGTCTTCGGTTGGGCGCTCGCCGCCGCAGCCGCCGCTCCGTAGGCTCCGTAGTATCCCCACGCCTGGATCTGCTGAGCCCGGACGAGGGTGGCGGGCGGGGTGTAGGCCATGACTCAGTCTCCGAAGTACGCGCCGAGCACGCCGGTCACGGCGGCAGCAGCGAAGGCGGTGATCAGGGCCACGTCCCACGAGTCGTGGACCAGGATCAGTGATGGGATGATGGCGAACCAGGCTCCCGAGCAGAACGGGCACTCCATCCACTTCTTCGTGTAACGGTGTTTCTCCAGCAGATGATTCACCGGCTTGGCGATGCCGGTGTCGTCATTCAGGACGGCCCAGAACCAGAAGCCGACCAGACCACAGACGAGGGCGACCAGGATCACAGGAGTTCCTCGGCGGCCAAGATCTTCTCGAGGTCGGAGGTCAGGCCGACCCGCTGCTTCCCGCTGTTCTCGGCCTCCAGCGCAGCCCGCGCCCGGTCCACGCTCCCGTCGACCCACTCCAGGACCACGGCGGCAGAGCCGTCCGGCGGGGACTCCGCCTCGGGCTCGTCGTCCTCCGGCAGTTCCACGGTCTCCGGCTCCGGCGGCTCTGCCAGGGAGTCTTCCCACCGCTGCGTCATCTGCTCGGTGGAGACCTTGCACTTCGCGAGTTTGTACTGACACGAGGACCCGCGCCTGCGCCACGTGATGTCGCCGTCCTCGTTCGTCCCGGCCCCTCGCCCGGTACTGACGTGCTGCACGACGAACGCGGCGTACGGCTCGTCACTGCCGGCGACGAACACGACCCCCTCGTCCTCGTCGTTGATGAGGATGCGGCTCAGACCGAACTTCCATCCGGGTCCCGTCACCGCCGCGATCAAGTCGTGTGTCACGTTCATCCGATTCTCCTCTCAGAATCTTCCCATACGCACGCTGCTCAGGGCTGTCGGCAACCCTACCGGACCCACGGGCTGAGCAACATACCCCCGGACGGTCGCGGTGTGTCGCGAGCGTAGATACCAGCACGCCCAGACCAGCGCGTCCACCCTGTCCGGGCTGGCACCTTCCCCCGGCACCCATTCGCACATCTGGTCGATCAGGGGCACCGACGTGCTCACCATGTGGACGATCTGTTCCGAGACCTCCCACAGCAGGGCGATCGGCTCCGCCCGCGTCTTCTTGTTCTTCGTGGCGTTCACCGTGTGAATCGGGAGGTCGTGCCCCGCGGAGTTGATGACCTCCTTCACCATCTGCCCGCCCTGATTGATCTCGGCGATCACGGCAGCGTCGTACGTGTCAGCGGCGTCCTTCACCCGCGCCGCCCAGACGTGCGGACTCGCCTCCTCAACCGACCGGTCGTCAAGGACGTACATGTGACCCCCGGCGTCTTGCCCGACGACCACGATCCCGCACGTCCCGTTCCCCGTCGGCGGGTCCACGCCCACGACGATCCGATCACAGATGCCAGCCACGGCGGAAGGGGGTCCGGTGACCTTCGATCGTTCAATGTCGTTCGCCTTCCACAGCGCACCCTCCACGTCCTCGATGACTTCACCGAGAACCTCTTGACGATACAGCCGCGTCCCTTTGTACTGAGTCTCGAGAACGTGCAGCCAGTCGAGCGGGATGTACTTGTTGTCCATGCTGGTCCCTCGCCGGACAACGACCCTCTCGTCCTTCTCCCACTCCTTGATCAGAGCATGGGGACGTGGGGTTGAGGACACCAGCCATCGCCGGTTCCCCCGTCGGCGAGACAGCGCCGCCTGCTGAAACGCGGAGGCAGCGCACGGGTTCGCGAAGAACTCCTCGAACACGTCAAAGTCCACGTTCGTCAGAGCACGAAGACGGTCCACGTCCTTCTCCGTGGGAGTCCCCACAATCCAGATCCTAGATCCGTTCGGGTAGCGGACACACGCGCCTCCAGGCGCACTAGGAAGCCAGCGGGCCTTGCCCTTCGACAGAGTGAGCAACCCGTTCGGGCCGTCCACAGCGGCGGCGATGCCGTCGCCCAATGTCGGAGCAATGACCCGGGCTCGGATGTTCGGGGTCTCTGAGAGGGTGGTGTGGGCTTCCCACATCGCCGCGAAGGACTTCCCGGCACCACGCCCTGCCATCATCGCGAAGCCCAACGCGTCCGGATTCTCGCCTGGGTCGCGGGCAGAGTGCGTGGGGATCCTCCACGGGGGGATCTGATGATGCTGGAGGACAACTCTGCCCGCTAGGCGCTCCTTCAGTCCCTCTGCGAGGGCAGTGGACGATAGGGAGGCCATGCGCGCCAGGGTACTACGGCGTCAGCAGATCCGCCTCTGTCGCGTCGTCGATCGTCAGGACAACGTCAGTACCGATTCGCTCGAGGAACCAGTCCGTCGCAGCGGCGTTGAGGCTGGTGATCTGGAGAGTCCCGCTCGGAGTGAACTGCGCCCACTCCTTGTAGGGACCCTTCGCCGTCGCCTGGGCATTCAGGACACCGACACCATTCGCTCGCTTCTCGACGCCTGAGATGTAGAACACGCACTTCACAGCCATGACTTCTCCTCTGTCGTTGTTGGGAGTAGCGGCTGCGAATCTCCACGGGAGCATCCGACCATCCGCAGTGTAGGCCATGCACGCGAGTCGCGCCATGCGCGTGGAGAAGAGATTCGGCCATGCGCGATCCGAAAAGCCGGTGAGGCCGACCTCGGCCGATCTCAGACGCGAAATCGGGGTCGTGCGCGGCCCCGTGGATTTGGGTGCGCCTAGCCCGCGTGCTATGCTGACCTCAGGCAGCCCACCAAGGGGTCGCCACTACCGAAGGGGTCTCTCATGACCAAGTCATCTCCCGCCATCGTCGTCCCCGCGTTCGCGGCCGACGCGCTCGTCGCCGACGTCGCGCTCCAGTTCCGCCTGCGCAACGGCGGCTCGGGCTCGGCCGGTTCGGCCGCGTACATCCAGGCCACGCGGGCTCTCGCCGCGTGGGGCCGGGGCCAGGGGCACGCGGCCCTCGTCCACGCGCTGGTCCACCTCGGGTGGACGTCCACCTCGGGTGCCCGCAAGACGGTCGCGTCCTCCTCCTCCGCCGCGTGGAAGGCCGTCGCGGCGGCTGGCGACATCCTCACCATCGGCGAGGACGCCGCCGAGGCGACCGCCCGCGTGGTCACCGCGCTCGCCGAGGCCGGTGCCCCGGCCGAGTTGCTCGACACGGTCTGGGCGACCTTCACCGCCTGACCG